GCTTGTGAATAAATAGTTTCGCCATTCATCGTAACACCACCAAGCATTGCAACACCATTAAATTTAGATAGGTTTGCTCCCCATTGTTTTTTAATCAATGAGGTTGCATATCGTTTTAGATAGATGTCATCAAAGACATCAGTATACGTTGTAGGATCAAGTTTACGATAACACTCTATAATTATAAACTCACCAGCATCCATATCATTCTGCCAATCCATATCAATGTAAAGACGGTTTTGATGTTGATTAAAACGAATAGGTGTTTCTCCTACAAGGATATGCTCTAGAAAATCTAGGTGTTGCATTGTCTGTTGATAATGCATAACTGATGTTGAGGAGAAATCATAGAGATCATTTAATCGCAATTGATAACGAACATCAAAGAGGTTTCCTCCACCACCAGTATCAGTGAGAGGAAATACTTTTACAACTGAAACAACTGTATCTGGTACAGGTATAAAACCTTTACCCTCTAACCAATCAGCAGAAATACCACTATCAACTTTATCTGTAACAGAGGTTGTTGAATTTGTTATACCTCTATCAAGCTCTGCCTGAGTTATCTGGTGTTTAAGATACATTCTCTCAATACCATCATAGTGGTATTGAGCGAAGTATTGCAATGCTTCATCTAAACGATCATCTACTTGGTCATCAGACACGTTGATATCAATAACTCCATCACCAAGAGAGCGTAAACAATATGATTTCAGAGTTGCTTTCGTAGAAGGTATGGCCATGTTTCAATCCTTTCTACATATTTATATGTTTAAAAGTCTGTGTTATTATCTATTATGATGGTTCAGTTGGCCAAGTAATGTCGTCAGGGTCAGATTCAGATGCAGGCAAATCTCTGAGAGCTTGACGATACGTTTTCCAAGCACTGCTCATTGTAACATCACTCATTCCACGCCAGTCTGACGCTTCAAGTTTAGCATCACGGGCCGCTCTAATAGATGCCCAATGTTCTGAATCAGTTTGGTCAACAGCAGTATGAGTTAATGTAACCGTCTGTTTATCTTTGTCTATAGTAGTAGTTGTATCCCCACGTTTCTTTCCAGAAGTGACTTCTTGTGTAACTTCAGTAGCTTTAACCAAAACGTAATCACCTAAATCTAAAGGTCTTTGATCACCTGTATATACAATATCCATCGTATCTGGTATTTTAACTCGACCTACAGAACTGCCTAATCTGGTAGCTGTTCCATCTGATTTTTTAAGTAAATAATCCATGTGTTTTTCCTTATTATTATGAGGGCCCAAAGACAAGAAATGCGGATGATCTAAGTGCTGTTCCATCGTATAAAACACTAACAACCTGTCCAGCAGAAGCAGAAGCAAAAGTTGCATCTGCACAACCAGTTTGTGTACCCGCACCTGTCTCACTTCCGGCATCGGGGCCAAGTCCAACATCAATTCTTTCAGTTAAATTTGTAAAAGTTAAGGTTTCACGTTCTTCACCATCCGCAAGAATACTTAGACCTATAACAGCCTGTCCTGCTTCTATATCAAATGTTGCTGAATGGGTAAGACTACCAGACCCAGCAGTGTTTGTTGTAACTGAGCTACTTTTAAAAATTAAGTCTGTTCCCTCCCAAACATATATTCCACCTCGTTTTGTAGTCCTTTGATATGTAGGAATAATATCTTTAGTTGTTCCTGATGCAATTTCATATCGAAAAACTGCTATTTGTGAATGGTCTGTTCCTAAATTTTCAAAAACTTTAGTGCCAGCAACACCACCGCAAGTCATCCCAGAAAGACCATCAGTGCCAGCACCTCCACCTGTTGTCACTGCAGCAACAAGAATAATACGAGAAGCACCCTCATTACTTCCTACACTAACATTACTGTAAGTTGTTGATGTGTAGTCTTCAAGTGTACTACCAGAGGAACCACTAGCCGTAAATCCTACAAAATTAAGCACTGAAGCAGCTGCGGATGCTGGAGCAAATACAGGAAATAAACTCATTGTAGGGCAACCACATGAACTTGTTTAAAGTCACCCATCACAGTACAGTAGAGAAAAAAGTCATGGCCGTTTGTTGTCGTAAGCGAATCGCCAGTTGCCTGAGTGAAGCCACTCACAGTCAGAGTGCCAGCACTGGCATTATTTGTATACTGAACAACGATTGTACTATCCTCAAGTTGAGGCACCAAAGTATGAGCTCCTCCGTTTGTTACCTTTTGGAAGTTACCATTAAAAGCACTCAAATTTACGGTTAAACTTGAAACTGTTCCATGATCAAATATAGTAGCAGCAAAACCAGTATTTGCAGCAAGTTGACCACCACCACTAAGGAAACTATCAGCAGCTACATCCTCTAGTAGTAAATTATCACCAGCATCTGTTGCAGAGCCATCTGTTCCACCAGCTTCAATCTCGAAATGATCATTTAGGTTTGAAGCAGAACCATCTGTTGCATCTAAACTAAACTTATCATTAATTGACTCAGCAGAAATAGTTCCAGTAACTTTTAAATTACCTTCGATTTTCTCTGCGGCTCCTGTTCCGCTTGGTGCTCTTCCAAAATATGGCATTTATTTATTCTCCAGTTTTATCATTACGGTTTTGGGTTGTCACTTTTTATTTTAGCAATTGCGGCATACCAATCGCCGGTTTTATCTGCTTTCCCTGCAGCCATATCGTGATATAACTGGTCTAGCTGGTCGCCTATTTCAGCGTAAGCTTTTTTCCTTGCAGACTTGTAAGCCACAGCAGTAGCAGAAGCCACATCACTGTCATGTGTACTTTTGTCATACGTCAGGGTTTTCTTGTCTGCATCGACTACCCAGTAATCCAATATACCATCAGGCGTGGCACAAACAAAGCCTCCATGTGTAGAAACGTGAGCATTAGCCTCTGACTCTTTTGCAAAGTCTTGATACTTTGTAATTTTGTTGTCAGCATGACTGACTACTGCAATATATTTTTCCATTTCATTTCCTAAAGATAAAGTGCGTTAATTACCCCAGCATCCAGATCGTTGACGGCACTTACTAACTGTAGCTGTGTTAATTCACCACTTAGAGCTTTGTCACCGCCAGTAAACCCATAGCTTATACCATTTTGGAAATTGCCTGTAGCTACCCAGTGGTTATTAGTTGCATCTTGTAGTGTAAAGAAAATTTGACCTGTAAACGAACATCCAGCACCGACTTGTTCTTCAATTAGCCAACCATCAGTTGCATCTGTGTGTGTGCCTGCGCTGGCTTGAATATCCAACCCTTTGGTGTCGTAGCCGCTAGTCTCAATGCCGCCCGCATCGCCAATGCGAATCTTCATGTCACCTGTGCCATTCGACACATTGTTCATCAGTAAGATGACCAGTTTTACGCCACTTGGTATACCAGTTATTGAGGCTGAACCGCCGCTGGTAGTTGCCACCTCTGCGGTCTGTGTAAATCCTGATGCAACGGTTGTAAATGTAGGTGGAGAACCAGCACCAGCAGAGGTAAGCAATTGACCAGAACTACCAGTTGCTACAGCAGCAGGATTGCCAGAAGCATCAAAAGTAATAAGATTGCCGTCTGTTCCATCAGCCATCATTGAAAGTGGTAATTTTGTTAAACTCATTTATTTGCTCCCCAATTTTGTCATGACGGTTCATCCGGCCAAGTAATATCATCTGGATCAGATTCAGATGCTGGTAAATCTCTTAGAGCTTGTCTGTAAGTTTTCCAAGCACTGCTCATTGTAACATCTGAGTTACTCATGTAATCTGATTCAGCAAGTTTAGTATTACGTTGACTTCTAATAGATGCCCATTTAGCAGATAGGTCTGTACTATTTACAAGTGATTGCTGTAAAGTTGCCTTTCCATCAGCCACTTTCCAGAACATAGGTGTCCTCCAAGCCTCTAGTCCGTCAGCAACTTTATCTTCTAGATAGAAAGCGTTTTCATCACCATCAGAAACACAAGCGGCTACACAAGCTTTGGCTTCATCTTCAGTGTCAGCCACATTAATTCTATCGGGTATACCGTCATCATCCCAATGTGATATAATTGAATACGTCATTATAAACTCCTAAGTACTGTTATTAATGCCTAGTAAAACATACCGGCCTGTTACATTTCCACTTGATGCTGTAATTTGAAAAGCATCTACATCAGCAGCACTTAATCGCATTGCGTGTAAATATGAGTACATTAACAAACCATTGGTGTGAATTCCTGTATGAATACCAGAAAACATGGTGTAACCTGTGTTGTCAGGAGCTATAATAGTTAATTCGCCAACAGCGTGTTCTCCTGTACCAGCCGAGGCAAGAAAACCACCATTCGATGCGCCTCTGGTAGTACGTGCTTCAGTGGTGCTAGTAACAGTAAAATCTTCGATGCCTGGGTCATTAATAAAGTGACGCCAATAGTAGTCTCCGCTGCCACCATCATAGGCAGAACCACCATTCGTACTGGTTTTGTATATAATATCTACGCCATCCGTAGCAGGCGTGATTTCCCAAAATATTTTGTACGCATCATAATTTGTGTTATCAAATGCAGTAATTGAAACAGCAGATACGTTACTGAAAGCAACTCTTGCTAAGACTGCTGTACCACCACCAGCTGCCGCAGCAAAAGCGGGTGCAGCACCAGCACCACCAGAAGTAAGAACTTGACCAGAAGAACCTGTTGCTATTGCTACAGGATCGCCCGAAGCATCAAAACTAATTATATTTCCATCAGTTCCACCAGCAAGTTTTGCTAAAGTAATTGCGTTATCAGCAATTTTAGCAGTACTAACTGCACTATCGGCAATTTTTGCCGTTGCAACTGCATCATCAGCAATTGTTTGAATTGAACCTACTGTAAAAAATTGTACTACAATATTATTTGATAGTGCTGGGGGTGCAGTAGTAAAAGCTAGTGTTGTACCAGATACCGTAAAATCAGCTCCATTACGTTGCATCACACCAGATATTCTGACAAAAACAGAATTAGTAGTTGATGATTGTGACAACGTAAAGTTTGTTGTTGATGCATCCCCTGTGAAAGTCTGGGTAAAGGCATCTGTAATTGCTCCTGGCTCATTACCTAGATAGGGCATTAGGTTATCTCCATTACACTTAACGTAGCATCCAGTTTACTAGCAGTTTTTGCTCCTATTGTTATAACGTCTGTCGTTTCTACAACTATCTTTTGTCCAGCAAAAACCTCAAGAGTGGAGTCAGCAGGAATTACCACTTCATTAAGAAGTGTAACACTTTCATTTGCAACATTGTTTGCAGCAGTTCGATTAGCAGTATCACTTGTAAGTTTAACTGTAACGTCTTGTTCAGCGGCATCTTTATTACAGATATTCAGTCCAAGAACAACTGCTGTTACACCAGTTCCAGCTGTATATATTGTACTGAACGTACCACTATCAACAGCAACATCTGCTATCGTAAAAACTTTAAAGGTATTGGCCATTGATTAATCTCCATTTGTCAACTATTTATAATATTTATAACACTTATCCCAAAGCAATTGCAAGTGCTGTTGCTTCTCCACTAGTTAATGTAACTATTCTTGATAGTGCAGCTTTTCTATTTGTTCCACCAGCGCCATCGTCTACTATAATTAAATCTGTAGTTGCTAAATCTGCACCAATGTCTGTTCCACCATCAATATCTAAATCTACAAGTGCGATAGAACCATCAGGAAATACAGGTGCTTGTGAGAATGTCACAACACCATTGGCTGCAATTGCAATCGAGTCTGCATCAGAAGCAGAACCTATCTGTCCATCATCTGCAACAGTGATACCACTACTATGAACATCTCTCTGACTAAAAGTTACTGCACCAGCAGCTGCAATCGTTATAGCATCTGCATCAGTAGAAGTTCCTATGGTTCCTCCGTCTTTAATGACAATGTCATCTACAAAAGTAACAATACCAGTAGATGCAATACTGATGGCAGAAGTAGAACTTGTAACACCGATTGTTGCGGCATCTTTTAAAATTAGGTCATCGACTAAAGTGACAATACCTGTAGAAGCGATGGTGATTGCAGAGGTTGAACTGGCAACACCAATTGTGCCACCATCTTTAATTAGAATATCATCTACAAAAGTAACGATACCTGTGGAGGCAATCTGCATTGCAGCCGTAGAACTAGCAGAACCAATATTACCGTCATCAGGAACAATCACACCACCGTCAGCAGAAAGTGTGATAGTAGTAGCAGAAATTGCACCGTTGAATATTGCTTTACCAGCATCACTCATATCAAGAGTAAGTGCAGTTATATCAGAACTACCATCTGTTCCCTTAAAGATGATATCTGTGTCACCAGCCTGTGCGTCAATTGTGATGTTACCAGTTGACGTAGCAATCGTAACGGCTGCATCACCAATAGATATATCATCTGCTGCGGTTGTACCACTCGCAACACCATCAACGTCCTGTACAAGTTTATTAAACTCTACACGAAACTCTTCTAGGCTTTTATCTGGTGTAATTGCACTTGATGTAATTGCCATTATTCTTTACTCACTAATTTTTTTAGTAGAGATTTTATTTCGTGCATCTCCGACTTAATGTTATTTATTTCCCTTGTTGCAGTCCTTATCTCATCTCTTGACTGTTGTGCCTCTTGTGCTCGTTTTTTAGCTTTATCATAAGCACTGCGATTACGATTTATTATAGCATGAGATTGTTTATCTCTTACTAAATTTGAATGACCTTCTACTTGAATATAATTATCACTCATCTTATGTCACCAACGCTATCGCTCTAAGTTCTTTAATTCTTGGTGGTTCTGCACTGTTTGTTCCCTGCATAACAATCTTAATTTGAAATGATATAAACTCATCTAAAGGATCACCAATACCATCGTCTGTAACACCAGCAGTGTAAATATACTCTTGGAAATCATCTACATCAGCTGATGCTGGTGTATCGTTATCATCAACACCAGTTGTGTTAAAGAATGTGTATCCAAGATCATCAAAATCAGTTGCATCATCTGTTCTTAAAATCTTAAACATAAGTTTAATTTCAGATGTTGAAGGTCTATGTGCAGAAAGTAATACTTTGATAGCTGTAGCAGGATTTTCAAGAGTTACTTTCTTTGTAAGATAAATTGCTGCGTTGTTATCTCCCTCTGGTTCAGTAGAAGCAACGAAATCGGTTGTAGGAAAAACATCAGAAGAAGAATCTATGTTATCTATCATATTTTGAACCGCAACAAAAGAGCAACGTGTTAAATCAATAACAGGAGATAAGTTTTGATTTGAAGATGATAATGTAATCGGCATCTCAAAAGATTTTGCACCGCTCATCTCATTTGTTTCATTAATTTGTGAAGCAATCATTTGAGGTGTTTCAAACTTAATATTTTCATTTAGATCATATCCTACAGCATTTGATAAAGTACTTTTAATAAATGATGTTTGACTTCCACTTCGACTTGTAGCGGTAGTTGATTGTATTTTTGCAGAAAGTTTAGCATTTGGAAATTCTAGTTTTCCAATCAAAGACTTACCAGCATCCATTGCATTATTTTCTGAAACCACCACTGCACCACCACCATTTTCAGCTAAACCAGTTCCAGAAATTACAGGAGTAGTGCTTAATGTAACAGTATAAGATTCCATACCTATATTAGAAATACTGGTGTGTGTTTTATTAACTTCCGTCAAAGGAACTTTATGTATTTGATAAAGTTCTACAGTTGCTCCGTCAGCATGAGTTGCAGCAGTTGTACCGTCTTGTCCTCTAGTAATGACAGATACAGAATTTTCACTTATAGTAGTATACTTCATAATTTCATCATCAATTTTTATAAAATATTCACTCGCAGCTGTGATTGAAAACTTACCAGAAGTATCATCAAAGTTAGTTCCACTCGTAAGAGTTAATGTTGTGGCAGTGGCAGTTATAGCACCATTCAGCGTTGTAGATGCACCAGATTTAGCACCTGATATAGTTACATTATTATTCGTAGAATACATTCCATGTGGCAAAAATGTATTAACTTTCAATTCTGTATTTCCATTTGTAAAAGTAAGAGGGTTAGATGGCAATTGTTTATTAAGAACTGCATTATTTTGTAAAGTAACTGTTCCATCAGTTCCAGTGGTGAACTTAGCTGCTTTAATTGTAAATTTCAAATCTTCTGTAGGGGATTCAGCCCAAGTAGAATTATTAGAAGATTTAAAAAGAACACCAGCATGAGGTTGTGTTGAAATATTTCTACTTCCACCAATTTCTTGATCTCCAAGATTAGTTATCCATATTTTATAATCTGGTAAATGTGTTTTAACTACAAGAGCATATTCTGTATTTTCTTGCACGTACACAGGAGAGTCAAAAGTAAATGTTGTTGATGTAGCAGCAGTTAAATCTACATTAACACTGCTTGAATGAAGTGTTAGTCTACTAAATGGTAAAACTTTTCTGCCGGGATAACCATTTATCATATTTCTAATTTCTATAGTAATTGGTAATGACTCATGTTTAGCAGCAAAATATAAATCTACCGAAGTAATAAATCTTCCTCCAGCAAAATCTACATCTTCAGATTGTATTGAAAAACTTTGTGCTAATGGCTGCCCCTGTCTCATTGTTTTATTCCTATAACATCCAATTCTTTAGGCAGTTGATCTGCTATTTTGTCTGATTCCATTTCCTTAATAAAATTACTTAAAGCTATTTGCATGGTTGGATAAGGACTTTTCCCTGCTAAGTTATATCCTAATGCTCTCCTACCTCGTACAGTTCGATATCCATCGACTGTGTATGTTGCAGTTTCTTTGACATCAAAGTTAAAGACAAATTGTTTTTGAAGTAAATAAACTATTGAGTTAATTGTAACTATATCACCAGTGTCAGAAAGTAATGTATCACCAACTACAAGATCACTTACAGAACTCCAGTTACCATCTCCAGTAACCATTATCTCTGTATGCGACACTCCAAGTATACCATTAATTCTAACAACATTAACATAATCGACTGCGACTTCGCAAACTGTGCCAGATGTAAGAGGCCCATCAAGTTCTTCAAAATTGGCAACTTTATCTCCAACTTCTATAAACTCAATAGGTTTGGTAGACCCATCGGCCATTGCGATAAGAGAACCAGCAACAAAGCAACCGCCGCCACTATCACTACCACTATCATCACCGCCGGGATCGCCTGAAGCAGTATCCCCAGGGGCCCCAAAAGCACTTGAACTAAAAGAAAATGAGGTATCATCTACGCCAACACCAACACCAATATCTACACCAAACTGATCCCCTGCAAAGCTTGCCGCATAGGTATCATTAGCAGGATCACCGCCGGCATCTTGAGATATTCTTCTACCACCAAAATAACCTCTATATCTTCTTGCATATGTTACTTCATTTATATCTTCTGCTACAATTATAGCATTTTTTGTAGCAATAATGGTTTCTTGAGAAGTTTCAAGAAGACCATTAGCATGATAAATAGTTTGTGCAGCAGTTATTGGGTCACGATCAAGTCTATTTACAGGACTTGAAGTAATTCTAAATTGTATTTCTCCAGCTGGAAATTGTGGATTACCAAATTGTTTTGGATTAGGAATTGAAAAAGTCCCAAGTGCTGAACCAACAGAATTTGTAATTAATTGACTTCCTTTTATTGGTGTTGTATCTGTACTATACGTAGAGTTTAATGGTGTTACAAAAGAACTGACATTAAATCCACCAAAAAATACATATACTTTAGTATTTGGTTTTAATTGACTGGCTTCAAATACTATATCTCTTACCCTACAATAAGGAACTAATCCTCTTGATATAACTTTACTACCTTGTGATTCTCTATCAATTTGAGCAAGAACTGCTGATGAAATTGTTGTTTGCCCAGAACTAGTACGATACGTTTCTACAGCTCTTACTACTTCTCCACTTTGATCTTTTACAAAATCTCCATCGGTTTCAGAAACACCAGACCATTGAGATTCCCAACTATTCCAAATAGTTCCTATTTGATTTTTTACAGCACTAACAACCGCATCGAAATTACCATCCACATTAACTATAACTTCTGGAGCAACAGCAGTCTCAAACCACTCATCACTATCTGGTTTTAAATGTAAATCGCCTATCCAAGAAAATGTATGAAAAGTTGCAACTCTTTCTATAGTTGAAGCATAAGGTTGTTCTACAATTGTTTCTTCTGTATAAGGAAGAGTTAATAAACTTCCTGTTCTCTGATATCCAGCTGATGTTCTTTCGCTGGTACTAGTGGCATTTTCTGACAATCTAGTAGCGTTCATGTGATGTTGAGGACGTAATTCATTATTTTCCATATCAATGGAGTTTTTATAATCTTTATGAACAGTGTCACCTATACGATGACCATCAAAATTATCAACTACAAATCCAGCTTTAAATCTGTTTAATCCGTTAACATCTGTTGTCTCAAAAGACTCTGCATCTCTTTCTAGCATATTAAGAGCTGTATAATATTCAACATGATCAAGTCTTGATTCTATTTTACCAATATCTTTCATGGTAAATCTTTGATATCTTTTTCTTGCTACAATAACTTTTCTTGGATCAGGAGTATATGCTGGAAGAAAAACATCAAATAATCTCATTCCAATATCTGGAACTGTAGGTAAGCTAGGATTTTCGGATGAAACTCCTTCATGCACAGTAATCTCTCCATTTTCGCCTAAATGAATACTAGTCATTTTTGGAAGAAAATATTCAAAATCACTTTGAACCAAAGAACCTGGCTTTGGAAAATCTGCTGTAGACGATCCTGTCCCACTAAATACCCTACTATTAAAATTAAAAGAATTTCCAGTTATTTCATCAACAACAGAAAGTGTATCTGATGTTCCAGTAATATTTGCAACTCTAGGTCTGAAATCATAAGTATCTTGAAGTGGAAACAGACCTGTAGGTTTTTGTGAATCTGGATCAACTTTTGTTGCAGCATACTGTGGTATATCATCATACGTCATTCGTAATGCAACGTCTGTATATGAGTCTACAGTCATCAAGTCTCCCGACCCATGTTCCATGTAATCGTAAACTATTAATAGTCTACCAGTTGGTGTAGATGAACCAGCTTTTATTACAATTCGAGCAATATCATAAAAATTATCTCTCATTCCTGTATCAAGAGCATATCTATTTGTAATTGCTATACTTCCATCCGTAACTTCTGAAATAGTTGCAGTCGCACCAGAAGACGAACCAGTAATTGTGTCAGAAGTTGTAAAGTCTGTTGGAGTTAAAGCTACATAACTCATAGGAGAAGTTGTATCAATTACTCTTCCTGTTGCTTTAGTGACTGACCCTGTAATTTTCTCGCCTCTTGTAAATGTTCCACTAATGTCTGTTAAAGTTAAACTAGGAGCAGTTGCATCTGAACTAGTGCTTTCAGAATCAAAGACTGCAACGAGATTAAATACATCAGCCCTACCAAGAGAAATTGTTTTATCAGTAGGTCTAGTACCAAACGCATCAGTTGCACCAGTTGAAACTTTAACTTGTTTCATAAGATTAACAGTTTTATTTTTCTGTATGACTGAAGTTTTAAGAATTGTTGCAGTTAATTTAACCTTTGCAGAATCACCTAAAATAGTAGCATCAGTTATAGTTAATGAACCACTACCAGTGCCAGAAACTTTACCAGATATACTTACAATATCACCTTGAGCTCCTGTACCATCTCCTGCTGTAAGGATAGACATTGTATAATCTCTTTCTGAATGACCAAGAAAAGCTTCATTAGTACCAGCATTAAATGTTACTACACCAGAACCATTTGTCGTTCCTACAAACTGTCTCCTAACAGTATATTGTGTATCAGTTGCACCATCGTTAGTCGCAGTTAAGAGTGTTTTAATAACCTTCTTTGGAAGTTTATATAAAGATATATTTTTTTCTGTTTCTTTTAATTTTGCAGCCTCAGTAACAAATCCCTCTTGAATAAGTAAACCACCTGTTGTTTCTAACTCAATCCCACCTGTTCCATTTTCAAGTGAGATATCAGCAAATACGTTTGTTAATTGTTCAGTAACAAAATCAGCAGTAAAGTCTTGACCAGAATCATCATCGTCCATAAAGACTTGTCTAAAGTCAACAAAACTAAATGTTTCAATTTTTGAAATTGTAATATCAACATTACCAGAGGTTTCTATAATACCTCCTGTTTCTGCTGAATCAGAAGCTGTAACCTTTTCACCAGAACTAAACGTACCAACAACATTTGTTAAATTAACACTTGTTGTTGATGTTCCATCTTTAAATACAAAACCAGTTGCACCAGAAGTAACACCTTTAATTTGAACACCACCATTTGCATGACTTGCTAAAAGAGTAGGACTAGGAGTACCACTCAAAGTTAATTTTGTAAATGGTTGTAAGTCAAACATAAACAATTTATATTGTGAATCAAAATTTGTCGCACTTGCTCCAGCAGTTCCAGAATGAAATTCTATTGCACGAGCTTTTCCTACACCAATTAAATTTCCATTGGCCGCACCTCTAGTTGTATTAAAAGCATCGTAGAACTCTATTTTTTTAAACGTAGTAGTTTCACCAGTAACAAATGTTATATCAGGAGTTCCGTATACATTTGTAATAAAAGCAAAATTACCTACATCAAAAGATGTAACACCAGCATTAACAGTTTCAAAATCCCTTGCTTTTTTTACATCTTTAACGGTATGTGCAAGTTTTTCAACTTCATATCCTTTAATATATGCTTTGCCTGGAGTAATACGAAAAGCTAATAAATCTGAACTTGGAGTATTACCATCATCCGTTAAACTTCCAGTTGTCAAGGAACGATTTTGATAAATGCCATTATAGTTTAAAGAATCATTGTCAAGACACTCTCTTACTTCAGTTTGAAAAGGACGAACTGTATAATCACCAGATTCTTCTGCTGTTCTTCGAGCTAAAGCTTCTTCTAAAATAGAATACTCTGTATTTCTAACAAGACTCTGAATAACTCCCTCTTTAACATCCATCAATTCTACAAAATTAGAATCTGCTGTAGAAGACCTTGTAAGTTTTGATAATGCTAATGAGATTTTAAGTCTGTGAGCACCCTTTGCAGCAAAGTTGTTTGAACCAGTAGCATTATCAAGTAAAGTTGTATCTGACTCTGGAGTAAGAAGTGTTTCTGTTACAGTAAACCCAACACGATTAGAAGGATTAGTGGTATAAGGGTCTAGTACTAAAGTCTCTTCAGAGCAAGTAACAAAATGTCCTCTTACATAATAAACACCAGAATCAATTTTTACAGCAGACCCTATTCTTGCTGCTGGGCCTGTCGCACTTGAAAGGTTAGCAACTGTGTCTGTCGCAGTTTGACCCTCTACAGTTGCTTTAAATGAAGAGGTAAATGTTGTGGCAGACGCTACTCCAGAAGAATAACTTGAAGTATGAGTTATACCAGCATTTGCAGAAATATTTTCTCCATCTGCAAAAACTGTAGTTACGTTATCCGTTCCTGTTTTAACATAATCGATATGAAGAAGTGCTTGGTCTGTTGACGTTGCCGCAGTAAATCCAATAACTTGAGCAGTAACACCAGTAGTAGCTCCAGTGATTGTAACAGGAGTTGTTGAATTAAAATATTGAGATGGATCAATTTGTTCTGATGCAAAACTAGATGCAAGTTTTAATGTAAAAAAATTATTATTAAAAGACAACTGGCCAGGCACAACCATTGCACCTTCTTTGAAAATATGACTTCCATGTTTTTCAATTTGATTTTGAAGAACAGATTGTAATTGTGTTAACTCTCTAGCTTGTATTGCAAAGCCAGGACGAAATAATGTTCGTTTAAAATTGTCTGTCTCATCAAAATCATCATAATAAGGAGAAACATTTAAATCAGTTTTTTGTGCCACTTTAGAACTCCACTATAACTTTAATATCTTCGGTTTGGTCTGTCGATCTTGAAATTGGTTTTCTTTGTTCTCTGTAAATTATATTACCACTATCAGGCTCTAGTTCTGGATTTGCATGACCATCAGTAAAAGTTATAGTGTTACTACCAGCCAAGGTAACAGCAGAGTCAGAAGATGCATCTGGTGTTCCAGTTGCTCCAGAGGTTGCACCAGTTACCGTTGCATCAGTGCTGAACGCAACATAAGCACCAGTTGAACTATTTGTTCCATAGTCTGCAAATCTTTCCTGAGAGTAATAAAGAATTTTAAGAGTGCTATCCCATTCAACAACTCTACCAATCGCACCAGTTGTTGCTTGAGAGATTTTTTCATCTGCTTGAAAAGTGCCGGGCGACCCACTAAATTGCATAGCGTAAGTGGTTCTAAATGATGTTGCAGTTCCTACAGTAGATGTTCCAAACGTGGTAGGGTCAGCAACCAGATTAATGTTTCTGAAATCGTTACCAGTTAGAAAGTCATCATTGTCAGCACCCTCAAGTGTAGTTTGCATCATTACATAATGACCGCCAAGTTGAGCTGCATTATCAGAACCATGTCCACCTTTAGGACTTATAACAACTGAGATAGCTGCACCAGAACCACCGATTGCAGAAGCAGAACTTAAAGATGTATCGGAGAATGTAAAACCAGAACCAAGATTAACTGTTCCAAATGTGTATCCAGCACCAGCTTGTTGCACACCTGTATTACCAGTTGATACTGCTGAGATAACATTACTTGAAACTGTGATTTTTACAATTGCACCACTTGATGTTCCTTGACTTGTTCCATCTCCATAAACAGCTGCATAGTATGTGCCGTTTGTCAAACCACTTCCAGTGTTTGTAACTATGATTGATTCAATCGCACCATCAGTTGCAGCAGCAGATACCGTACTGTCTGTAGATACTGGCATAAAATCTGTTGTCATAAATGTTGCTTGTTGAGATGCACTAATGGTATAAAGATACTTTAATGTGTACCCACCTAGAACAAAACTTGATGTTGATTCAGATGTAGGTTCTGCACCACTATAAGCACTTCCACCATTGTTGTCAAGAACAAGATAAACACGATTGTCTGAAGTTCTAAAATAGAATGTAGAATCAAATATGTTTGTCGCACCAGAGGTTGTGGTATTTGATGCACTAATATTATGTTCGTACATATCAAAGGTTGTACTGTTTGCCCAATCTCTACGAGGAATTACTTTTGATATATTAGATGTCGTAATCTTCTTTGCAGCAATAGCAGAGTCCCAAGTGTAAAACTCACTACTAATATCATCTGCTGGAGTAGGTGGAGAGTCATCAGACCCACCAGACGTTCCAGAGGTGAACGGCATCGACTTACCTATCATAAGATAATACACTGTTGCAGAGGCTTCACTGAACGACTCAAAAAACTGAGTGGCATTATGTTGCCTAAATTTCTCTGTAATAATTGCTGTCATTTTTTTGTCCTCTATATCTTCTTTTATTTATACTCACTAATAAATGAAATTATTTATTAATTACATTATACCTGTTTTGTTTATAGTCTTATAGACTCATAGAATGTTGCAGTTTCTAAAATTATATCATCACCCACACCAGTGTGACCAGTTGTTGAGTGCCTATCTAATAAGAAGTTTGCACCACCACCAAAGTCCTCTAATACTAAAGCATCTACTGGTCTTGTGGTTACATCACTACTATATGTGTATGGTTCTATATCTGAGTTAGTAAAGTTCTCAGAGGGAATAACACCTTTCGTATTGAAGCCATGAGAAGAGGTTGTTCTCACTTCATCCTCTGGTATTAGATATTGTTTTTCTAAAATGAGTTTGTTATTAAATCCAACACCAACTCCATCTTCTAGTAAGAAAGAATCTCCATGAGATTGCGGTGCAGTAGTTCCATCTTCTTGTTTAAACGAACCTATCTCATCTTGCTCCATAACAATATTAACAAGATTACCACCATCTGTATCTGCCAAGAATCTAGCAGGACGAATGATATCTTCTATTGTCATATAACTATGATTGAATGTTACTTCTCCAAGAATTTTACCTCCACTATGATTACCATGCAAGTCAAGAACACCACTTTCTAAAGTAATGTTGTCTCCAGCATTAGTACTAGAACCATCTGTTCCATCCAAAACTATTGTATGAGAAAAGTTATAACTACCAAAGTCATCAAAGGCAAATCCACTCCCAACATTGTCATCTACTACATCCTCAAATAATAACTTTTCTCCCTCACCTGTTATTCTGTTCACATTACCCTTTACATTAATTTGTTCAAAACCAGCAAGAACTAATTTTCCTGAGCTAGAGGCACCCACAGTTCCTATTTCTAAATCAATTGCAGCAGGGGCATTACCAAATGGTGACTCACCCATAGTTATTAAACCATTAGGCAGAGAACTTGAATTTTTATTAGGTAGATGTATTTTACTTGTTACTCTAGATATTACACTAACATCTTTGTTTGTTACATCACCTTTACCAGCTGTTTCTAGATACTGATTTCCACCTTCCTCGTTGAGTAAAGAATTAGTATCACCTATAGGTTCTGCCAATAATTTAGCAGATGGAGCATCTTCAGATATAAACCTATCACCAGCATTAGAGCTAGAGGAGTCTGTTCCATCTAACAAGAAATAAGTTTTAGATACAGTGACGCCTGGAAATAAATTTCCTCCGTCCACTGTTCCTTCTGGTTCTAAAAGTAAATCGTGAGTTACCTCTACTCCTGTCTCAGAAACTATTCTGTTTCCAATTTCTGCACTTGACAAAGACTCTTCAACAATAATTTGACCAAGGCCGTTTTCTAAAGATAAACCATCTCCAGCAAAAATAGTAGGAATGTGGAAATCTTCTAGAATTATTTCATCATCACCACCTTCTTCATTCTCTACTAAAAACTTAGTTCCTAAAGGAGTAAAGTTATCGTCTTCTAATAAAATCTCGTCATCAAAATTACCAACACCATATTCCATAACACCAGTAGTTCTGGAAACTTGTTCATCAAAAAGAATGGTAAATGTAGAGGCCAGAATTGATGAGAACTCACTAGTAAATCCAGCACCAAGACTTGCACCAGCAGTTGGTATTGCTGCAGACACAAGTGTTGCTATACTAACTTTACCAAATACATTGAACCCAGCTGGATGTACTGCTTTCTTTAACTCTGTTAGATAGTCTGCTTGACTAGATGCAGTTTCGATTTCATATGAGAACTGTTGATAATAAACAGAGTCTTGGATTCTGTTTAAGTCTTCTCCGATAAGACTTTCAATACTTACACCATAGGAAGGAACAGTTTCAGCTTGAGTTCCAATAGAGGTTGTGCCTTTTGCAATATCAACACTTACAATTGTTCCAGACGCACCACTCGAATCCGTGATAGTAGTTGTCTCCGCAGAGAAGTCTGGTGGTTGTTCATTTACAATATTGTCACCAGCATGATTTGAAGTAGAGTTAGTTCCATTGATTGCGATATTACCGTCAAGAGCTTCAACATTACTTAGAAGACGTTCATTAACATTTGATTGATTAGCATCAGTACCATCTAATACAATAGAGTTACCGACATTCTCTGCCATAAGAGTATCACCAGCGTCAGTTCCACTAGCATCTGTTCCATCTAGAAGAATACGTATCTCATTTTCAATACCCAATTCTATGAAACCATCTGTTAATAATTTGTCACCATCACTATCTCTTACTGCAACCGCAAAACTATTCTCTGTTACAAATCTAGTCTGTGTAGGACTTGGAGCAAAATAACGTGCATCACCTACTGATGTAGAATCTTCATATCCTATTACTCCACCAAGAGAGTCTTCATAAACTAAATTATCGTATGAACTTCTACCACCAGCTGGTGGAATTGTATCACCTACACTTTTTCCGCCAGATACACTCTCTAGCGCTACACCTGTATCAAGTCCAATTCTAGAATCTTCTTCAACTAAGAAACCATCACCACCATTTAGTTCAGTTCCAGATTCTATAACAAAGTAATCTAATTGTTTTCCAGCAAAAGGAGAATCCATCACAAGGTTGTTTCCATCCTCATCTACTAATTCTTCTTCTATTGCAAGTTGATTATCTATTGTTAAATATGGTTCACCAAGTCTATCACCTAAAACAACAAGTGAGTCTTCAAGGCCGATACCCTCGCTATCACTGGTTTCCATAGTGATACGTTGAACATCTTCAAACGTAGTCTTGAGAAGTTTAGTAGTGGAGTCAAAACTTTTAACAACTCCTGTATGACCACTACTTGCAAGAGTGTTTGTTGCAGCAAACGTACCAGTTACGTCTTTCAAAAGAAAGTTTGCTCTAAATTGTCCCTCTGGAGCTTCGGTATATTTGAATCCTTGTTTTGTAACATTAACACTGCCTACAGCTCCAATGTCATTTGTGTCTGCAAGAAGAACGGCACCTGTTCCAGATGTTGAAGTAATTGAGACTGAAGGTAGTAGAGAGTATCCTCCTCCACCATCTTTCAAGAACACTCTAGTTATCTCACCAGTGGGAGCAGTTCCATCTTCTAAAGCAAATGTGTCATTATCTGTTCCATAACTATCTGTTGTTATCTGATCTGCTTCATTAATGAGGAAATGCCCTGCATTGTGACCAGAAGAATTTGTTCTATCTAAAGCAAGTCTGTCTCCAGCATTAGAACCAGAGGAATCAGTTCCATCTAATAGAAAATTAGAATTTACAATGGAGCTAGTGGATGCAGCTTCTAAAACTAGATTGTCACCAACATCACTACTAGAAGAATCTGTGCCGTCAATTTCTAAGGAACCATCAATAACAGAAACAAATCCAGTTGCTGCTTTTGTATTAGTCCCTGACTCTGTGGTGGTAAATGTTAGGATATCACCCTCTCTGAAAAGAGTACCAGCATCGTCAATAACAACTCGACTCACACTACCTGTCTTGATTGAACCAACTTCTGCTAAAGCTTCTCCGTTACCTATTGCAGTTTGAGTGTCAAGACTTAAATCATCACCAACAGAATACAACTTACCGCCATCAGTAACCGCATAAGATGTAACCATACCTCGTACTGTAAATGACATTACAACATCTTGAACAGTAGAAGTTCCTTTTATAACTTCGCCGTCTGTAAATGTTCCCACTAATGAAGCAGGATTGATTTCAAATTCAGTTATGGCCTCTCCACTCTCTGTTGTAGAAAGTGAATTAGCAACAACAGCTGTTGCACCAGAGGTTTGACCAGTTATAACTTGACCTATTATTTCACCACCAAGAGCATTTGCTCCTGGCGAACATTTTATGATTGTTTGATATCCCCATTTACCGTCAGAAGCTCTCATCATAAATTTGTTTGGATATGTTACTTCAATATTTTCATCAAGTAACATTCTCATAAAAATCTTATGACCTTCAGAGGTTCCTTTTGCTCTATATAACTCTCGTATATTTTTTATGAGGTTTCTTTGATTTACTCCAGTTGCAAGTTCTTTTGGAATTGCGTTCATAAACGAATCTCTTAGTTGATCTAAGAAATCATATATGGTATTGTCTACGTTTGCATATTCCAAAAGTTGTTGAAGGTTCTGTACAGGATTTGCACGATACCTTACAATCGTACCAGTAGAACCAGAGGTTCCGCCTGTAATCGTTTCACCAGTTTGAAATTGTTGTTGAGATGTTATGAATAGTCTTGGTTTCGTAGAGTTGCCTAAATCATCTACAAGAATTGTTGCGGTTGCCTTAGAAGTAGCACCAGTGATTGTTTCACCGACAACAAATTTACCAGTGGTTTCATCCGTAGCATCTTCAAGAACAACTTTATTATCGTCTGAGTCTAAAACAAAAGATTCTGTTTCAAGTTCCAAGAGTAGATTATCAATGACAACATCAACACGTAATTCACCAGCCTCTAGATATTCAAAATAACTTTTGAGAAACTGAACAAATACAGGATGGTCTGCCTGAATAAAATCAGGAACCTGACCCTCTAGAAGAGGACTAAGTTTGTTTGTTAGATTTGATGAATATCCGTCAAGAGGTGCCATGTTAATAGCTCGATGGTGTTACATAACTAGACGTTGTTGTTGATGCAGAAGCAACTGTTCCAGTGGACGAGTCTCCTGTTGCAATAGTATCCAATGTTCCATTTACACTAGTGTTAACAAAATCTATCTTTAGAATTTGATTACGAACAGGAACTATATCAAGTGAGTCTGGTGTGACTGTCAAACGAATAAATGTAGATGCTACCTCATCAACATTTTCTACAGAGATAATATTAATACTACTAATCTTAATCTCTCCAGTGCTATACGTTATAGTTCCAGCAGTTGAGTCTTGATACTGTCGAGCACCAGCAACTAGATAGTATCTTCGGATATTACCAGCACCGTCATCATCAAAGAACTGTACGTTAGTTGTATCACCACTTACTTTGAATCCAGTAGAAGCAAGAACTCCACCAGAGGAAGAGTTGTGACCACTATGAGGATTATAAAATGCATTGTTGAGTTGTATGGTATATGCCGTTGCAGTGCTTAAAGTTGGAGTTAGGTTGTGAGCCAGTGTCACTGTGGTAATGTTACTGGTTATTGCTGTATCCGTATCATCAATTAATCCTGTTACCTTTGAGTGTCTAAACGCACCATCAAACTGAGCTAAATTGCTGGTGTTGTAATTTATTAGAGTACTATTAATTTTAGATGACAATGATGTAGCAGTCTCAGTTGTCTTACTTGAGTCAAACTGAAAAGTAACACCTAATATAAGATTTGTTGATTGTGTGTCAACAATCACTGGTGTTATAGACGCAACTGTAAAAGGACTTAGTGCAGATATCAGTGTAGATTTTTCTGTAGCTGTTAGATTGTTACCAGTTGTAGATTCAATTGCAATAAAAACTTTTCCATATTCAGGTGTACTAACAACACCAAGGCTTGTATCAAACGAACCACCCTCTCCACCAAAGACTGAAACAGATTTAGTGTTTGGAAAAAATCTCTTTGCATAGACTTTATAATCTTCTGCCGTAACACATCGACCCTGAGAAGCATAACTTAGTGGTGCGTTGTACTTGATTGATTGAAGTGTCTCTGGTTCCGAACCAGCAGATGCAGCTGCCACAGTTGCAACCGCAACATCAGATACACTTGCGATTGTTGCTGCATTATCAAAGAGAGCTGCACCGTTTGCAAGAGATTTATTTGAGACAATATATGTGAGTATGATTATGTTACCATCTGAAAGAGCAGAACCTATAATACCATCACCAAAATAAATTTCAAATACTCCAGCCTCTACCTCTTGTAAAAAATAAACATTACTTGATGCAGACACTTGTGTTATGTCCGTAGCTTCTGTATATGTTGTAGTGGTTGAGTCAGAGGATGATGTTTGAACCTTTACTGTGAGTGTGGTAGTGTCTGCTCTATTATCAGTCAACAAAAATCTCTGGTCAATATCAGAGCTATCCACCGTATATCTTGTTGTTATAAAAGTTCCTTCGTAGATATCTGTATTAAGAAAAGGAATACTATTACCAGTGTTTGATTTCGTAACGTCTGTTATTGTTGAAAATTTATAACTTACACCATCAACAGATGTATTAAAAACTGTTCCAGCAGGCATCGTTAAAGAAACACTATTTGTATTTAGAGTAACATCTACGATTGCTTTAGACGCACGAGCAGATGATGGTGTGTATCCTAAAGTTTTTGCGTGAGAAACAATACTAGACCTAAGAGATGAACTATCTAGAAACATCTCGTTTGCAAGCATATTTGCATTGAAACCTAGATAGTGAGTATTGTATGCAAGAACATCCAAAAGGATATTCATACCAGAACCTTCAAAGTCATAATCCGTAAATTGATTTTGACCTTTAAGGAAAGTTTTGAGATTAGTCTTTACCTCATCAAAATCAAACTCTGTAACTTCTAATCTTTTGTCATTTATTGCCATTATCGTAATACCTCTAGAAATACTGTCATGTCTACGAGCTCAGTGGGTGCATTAACAACAAAAAATTCTATAGTCACTTTGTATTCATTTCTAATAAAATTAGGTAAAGATCGAACACTGATTAACCTTGCTCTTGGTTCAAAATTTTCTATAACATCTTCAACTTTTCTTGCCAATACAACAGCAGTAATGGGTGTCATATTTTCAAATAACATATCTCTTATACCAGAGCCAATCTCTGGATGAAATGGTTTCTCATAAAAGTTAGTTAACACTAGATTACGAATAGACCTCTTCACTGCTTCAATGTCTGTTATTTTTGTTATATCATTTGTACCGTTTTTTCTACTAAAAAATAAATCTAAGTCTCTATATTGACGAACATTTCTAGATATATCATTTTGAGATTGTGCATCACTTAAAGCTGCATTTGAAGTAATATTCGACATTATGGACTCCTGTTCTATCTATTTATAACAGATATGATTAAGTTTTCATATGATAACGCTCTGGTTTTTTCCACCCAGCATCTTGTGCAGTCACTCGAATAAATGGTTTGTTACTTTCTGACTTTC